ATTACTAAGAAAAGTGCAGATGCAGTACCAGTTGTAATGATTGGTAAAACATCAAAAACTGACTTAAATTACCAAGCCATAATGGACCCAATAGGGTACGCATTAGACCTTGAAAAGCAAGGGCTCATTTAGCAAAACAGCCCCCCAGCGATGGGGGGTTTACAAACCTTATTTACTATTAACGTGGAATTTAACTTTAACGATGGCGGTAGAGCCGAAGCTGGTTACAAAGGCCGTACTGGTGATTGCGTAACTAGGGCAGTTGCAATAGCTGCCCAACTACCTTACCAGCAAGTTTATGACAGGCTTGCAGAAGGTAATGCAACCCAAAGGGTTACAAAGCGTATGAACAAAACAAGGCGTAATGTTAAAACAGCAAGCCGAGGTATTAGTACCAAACGCAAGTGGTTTAAAGATTACATGGCTGAGTTAGGTTTTAAGTTTGTTGCCACAATGGGTATTGGTACAGGTTGCCGAGTACACCTTAAGGCTGATGAACTGCCCAAGGGCCGTTTAATATGTAATGTGAGCCGACATTACACTGCAGTTATTGATGGCGTTATAAACGACACTTATGATTGCAGCCGTAACGAAACACGATGTGTTTACGGTTATTGGGTAAAACAATAACCAAACGCCCCTGCAAAGGGGCATTTCTTTTTGCCTGATTTAGGCTATAGTTAAATAAATTGGGAAGCCCGACGACTAATCGCAAAGCTAGTCTGAAAGCTATACCCCTTGTGATACCGCCGATGCTTGGGGCATTGGTAAGGGTTAAGGCAGGGCGGTAGTTTTAAGGTACTGCTGATCTATCTCCCAATTTTTATTATTCAACTGGTTGTATTTCTATATCTGCCCCAACTTGCTCGCCAAAGTTTGCATACCTTCTCTCTGCAATAAGGTTTATTACTTGGCAATCATCTTTAAATGCAACTCCTGTCAAACCGTCTAAAGTAGAACGAACCAGCTTGTCAATGTCATTTTTTTTTACGACATAATGTTTTGGGGCTGATGCACGCACTTGGCCATTTGTGCTTAAATGGTCTTTACGTCGTTTAAGTTTAAATACTAACTTAACCTTGCAAGCACCTAGTAAGGGTGCTTTTATACATTTCCGAGCTTTGCTACTCACTGCCTGACGCCATGGTTTTACCCTTTGACTACTTTCAACCAATATTGCTTTGCCAAAAGAATTTTTGCCAACAAAACTTTTACTGCCTTGCGGTGCTGGCTCGATACCAATAACGGAAAATTTTAAAGATGACATTTAACCCCCAAGGTTTTCAATTTACAGCCCTGCCCACAAATTTAAGGGGCAAAATACAACCAAACCAACTTGCAGTTTTGTGGGTAATTGAAAGTTACGCTGGCAAAACCCACGAATGTTACCCAAGTTATAAAACTATTGCCGATGCAACTTGTTTAAGTGTAAGGACTGTACATAAGGTTGTAAACCAGCTTGAATCCATAGGCTGGTTACAAAAAATAAATCGCCATGAAAATGGTAAAAAAAGTAATTTATATAAAGTTAATGTTTGGCATCTTGCAAATGTTCCAGAACCTAGTGGTGGTGCGATAGGCAATATTTGCCCACCCTATAAAGGTACTACCCCAAAACCCAATACTGAAGCGATAGGCAATATTTACCCTAGTGCAAAATCTGCCCATACCCATAGGCAAAATTTGCCCATACCTAGGGCAGCAGATGCCCATGAACTAGATACAATTAAACTAGATAGTAAAAATATAGGTGTTAGTACAGGCGTAAAGAAAAAAAATAAAAATACTTACCCTATGGAATTTGAAGTGTTTTTTGATAGGTATAAAAAAATTGAAAACAGGGCTTCTGAACAAAGTAAAAAATTAGCTTATGTTGAATACAAAAAAGTTATTACAAACATAACTGAAAATGATAACAACCCCCATGAGTTACTTGTTACTTGTTTAAAGCAAGCTATCATTGAACAACAGCAGATAACAAAAAAAGGTGGTTTTTCAACCACTTTTCCCAACTGCTTCAGGTGGCTCAAAAACGGAAGTTACGAAACTTACCTACCAGCCCCAGAAATAAAAAAACAACAAAACAACCCTTGGGAAAAAGATAAACCCAAGGGCAAAGAAGTACCTTTTTAATTATGTATTACAAAAAATCCCAAAAGGAAAAAAGCATTAATTTTTTTGCACCAACTTTTGAATGTTTTGCCTGTAACGATACTGGCCTTGTAAATAACTCTGATGGTTTAATTAACCTTTATTGGGGCGATTACGACAAAGATGAAAATGGCAAAAAGTTTTGTGGTGGTGACTTTGCTATTATTTGCCACTGTAAAAAGGCGTACCAAATTACAGATGATAATGGCAAGGTTATAAGCGGTGGCTTTCGTGATAGCCAAGGCAACATAAATACAACCAACACAATTAACGGTGAACAGGCTATTGGTGTTTCACTTACAAAAGACCAAACAAGAGAAATACATACTACACGTAAAAATAATTGGGCAGAAACACAAAAAATTATGAACGAGTGGCGTTTAAAAAATTTAGGCAAAAAAAAGCCAGAGTTGCCGTATTTTATTAAAACTGTAAAAGATCAATTAAGGGGCGTAAATGATCTATTTGCAATGCCAAAGGGGGTTAAATAATGAAAATAAATTTTGCTTTGTACGAAGAACTTTTAAAGGCTGAAAAAGAAGATTTACAAACCCAAATTAATTTGGCCCAAAATTTAATTAATGAATATAAATATTGGCATTTAGGTTCAAAAATGCAACAAATTACACGCAAAAAATCATTTGATAAAAATACAGAAAAATTAGTTGTTTTGAAAAACAAATTAAATATTATAAAAACAGAGTTAAGCGAGTTGGAGGCTAGTAAATGCGTTTAAACGAAATTTTTAAAGACAAAGCTTTTGGTGTAGTAAAACAACTTTTTTACACTCAACCTTGGTTGTTAAAAGGCTGTACTGAAGAAACACTTGCCAAAGTATTGGAAGTTTACACTAGGGAGGAGCAAATGTATATGCTTGCTAGGCTTGATATAAAAGCAATGTTTCACAGTAAACCAAAAAGAAAATGACAACATTTAAAGCTTACGGCCCACAACGTAAAATAAATTTCCCAACTACTGGTTTATATGAAGGCCGTATTTACATGGACCAATTTAACGATTGCTGGGAGTTTAGGGTTGCAGAAAATGATGCAGACAAATATGTTTGGGTTAAATTAATGGAAGAGGGGAGTGATTGGTTTGATGGGTAAAACAAGATATGGCTTTGAGGTTACATGGTTGCCAAAAATTGGTGATATGTTTTTTTTCCATGGGACAATGTATATTTATGAAAAAGTAGGTAATTCAAAGCCTGATTGGTTTATTTATGACAAAGTTAAATGATTTGGTCGCTGACCATAAAAACGCACGCAAACGTACTCAAAGGTCAGCAACACTTATTGAAACAAGCCTTAGAGAGTTTGGGGCTGCACGTTCCATTGTTATTGATGAACATAACAGGGTATTAGCTGGCAACGGTACTGTTGAAGGGGCAAAAGCTATTGGCCTTGAAAATGTCAAAGTAATAGAAACTGATGGCAACGAAATTATTGCTGTAAAGCGTAAAAACCTTACAGAAGATGAAAAAGTTGGCCTTGCACTAGCCGACAACAGAACAGGCGATCTTGCAGAGTGGGATGCTGAAATGTTGGAAAATTTAAGCTTTGACCACAGCCTTGACCCTTGGTTTGAAGAGGGCGACCTTGAACAACTTATAGGTGCAACTGCAGACGAGGTTGACTTCCCAGAAATTAGTGATGCAGATAAAAGTGACCTTGAACAAATAACACTTACATTCCATACAACCCAAGCCGAAACTTTTAAAGAAGCAATGCAACTGGCCAAAAAGATGGGCGATTTTGACCAAACCTTAAATGAAAATAGTAATGGCAATGCAGCAACTAGGGTTGCGGAAAGCTTTTTATCTTGGGCTTCAGATCATGGCGTCAGCTAAAGACCTTAAAGTTGCACCAATAACAGCACAAGATGCAAATAAATTAATAAAAAGGCTGCATTATTCAAATAAAGTTGTACCCAATAGCCAATTACATTTGGGTGTTTTTTTTAATAATAAACTTGAAGGTGCTATGCAGTTTGGCCCAAGTATTAATAAAAAAGGCACAATAAGGCTCGTGCGAAACACCAAATGGAACGGCTTTATAGAACTAAACCGTATGGCCTTTAGCGAAAAACTTCCACGCAATAGTGAAAGTAGGGCCATAAGTATTGCTATGAAATTAATTAAAAAACATTACCCACACATTGATTGGGTTGTTTCTTTTGCTGATGGTACGCAATGTGGCGATGGCACAATTTATAGGGCTTCTGGTTTTGTCCTTACCGACATACGTGTATCTGATGCTTTACGTATAAACCCAAAAACTAATAAACCTATGCACGTTATACAGGCCCACCATTTAAAAATATCAAAAGAATTTCGTACTTGGCAGCCAACTAAAGGTTATCAATTACGGTATTTGTATTTTATTAATAAAAAATGTAAAAACAATTTAACAGTGCCAATATTGCCTTTTTCAAAAATTAAAGAAATGGGTGCATCTATGTATAAAGGCGTTAATATGAGTTTGCGTTCGAAGCAGGCGAGGGCCGTTACCAACGGTCAAGCGGAGGTGCAACCCCTACCCGAACGCTCCAAAATTCTAAATTAAGCTATTGTATATATAAATAAATTAATTTACCCATAACTTGGCAACCAAAAAGGAAACACAAATAGAACGTGATTTAAGGGTCCAAAGGTTTGCACGTATCATTGCAAACGGTGGTCGTAGGTCCGATTGCTTGCAATATGGTTCAGAGAATTGGGGGGTAAGTGTACGTACTTGCGATAATTATTTAGCACAAGCAAGGGCTGAGTTAAAGGCTGATTGGGATATTGAAAGACCCCAAATGGTAGCCGACCTCTTGTCTCAATGCGCAACTGTACAAATGGCAGCACGTAAAGCTGGCCAATACCATATTGCACTTGGCGCAATTAATACGGCTGCAAAACTTGCAAGCCTTGTTTCATGAGTATTTTAGAAACTGTTAAGCAAGGGCATATATTACATGGCGATGGTTTATATGAGTTACCTACCGTAAACCAAGTACAGCAGAGGGTTTACAAGGATTTATTGCCCCACCAACAAACCTTTTGCCAAGACATTGAACACCGTAAGCTTGCACTTGTTTGTGGTTTTGGTGCTGGTAAAACTTATGCACTTGTAAGCAAAGCCATAATACTGGCGTCAATGAACATTGGTTGTATTAGTGCCATTTTTGAGCCAACTTCGCCTATGGTAAGGGACATACTTATACGCACACTAAACGAATTATTGGAGCAGTGGCAAGTACCTTTTACGTTTAGGGCCAGCCCATTACCCGAGTACCAACTTCAGTTTAAGGAGGGCATACACACAATATTGTTACGTACAATTTTGACTTACCAACGTTTACGTGGACAGAATTTATCAGCAGTGGGTTTTGACGAGGCTGACACTGTTAACAAGCGAGACGCAGAACAGGCCATGAATATGGCACTAGCTAGATTGCGTTCTGGTAACGTGCAACAGTTTTATGCAACTACCACGCCAGAGGGTCACAGTTGGGCATTTGATACGTTTGAAAAAAACGCCAAAGAAGATACAAGGTTAATAAGAGCCAAAACAAGCGATAATCCATATTTACCAGAAGGGTTTATTGATAGCTTATTGGAAAACTATCCACCACAGTTAATACAAGCTTACCTTAATGGTAACTTTTGCAACCTTACCAGCGGTCAGGTTTATTCTAGGTTTAACAGGGATAAGCACCTTATAAACGAGTTGCCCTTCCCATTAGAAAATGAAATTTTAAAAATTGGTATTGACTTTAACGTTATGAATTGCAACGCCGTTGTTTGTGTTACTGCTGCAAATAAACTTATTGTTGTTGATGAAATTGTTAAACAGCAAGATACTGATGCTATGGCAAGGGAAATAAGAAGGCGTTATGGTAACAATAAAATATTTGTATATCCAGATGCCAGTGGAGCAGCAAGGTCAACAATTAATGCAAGCAAAACTGACATTGCCATATTGGAGAGCTATGGTTTTGTCAGTATGGCCTTACGTAGCAATCCACCCATCAAGGATAGGGTACAGACTTTACAGGCAGTATTGGAAAACAGTAA